TCTTTTCTTCTGACTACCTGCAGCACCGACCGTAATCACGGAGGTGTTATGAGTATCGATATGAGCAAACTGGCTTCAGGCGCAGCTTATGGCGCATCTGCCGGGACAATCGCCAATGGTCTGCTGACCCGGCTAAGTCCCGATGAATGGAGTGCTGTAGGCGTCCTGGCCGGTATTCTGGTCGCTCTATTCACTCTCGGCATCAACTGGTATTACAAGCGCAAGGCTACTCTGGCGCAAATCAAAGCCCTTCAGCGCTGGCCCACTGCACCAGACATCAACGAGGAATAATCCATGGCTATGTCAAACAGCCTGCGCAATAAGCTTATTGCTGTCGCGGGTGGCGGAGCTATGGCTATCGCTACGGTATTCCTCGGTGGAAAGGATGGCGTTGAGGGCAGGGTGTACGAACCTTACAAAGATGTGGCAGGCGTATGGACTGTCTGCGACGGCCACACCGGAACCAATATCATCAAGGATAAGAAGTACACCGACCGCGAATGCGATCGCCTGATGTGGAACGACCTGCAGCCAGTGAAGAAAGTAGTTGATGGGATGGTCAAAATCCCCCTTGGTGAATATCAGCGGGCCGCTCTTTACAGCTTCACCTATAACGTTGGCACAAAAGCGTTCTCTAAATCGACGCTTCTGAAACGCCTGAATGCTGGCGATGTCGATGGCGCGTGTGAAGAGCTGCGTCGATGGATTTATGCAGGCGGGCAGAAGTGGCGTGGGCTGATGAACCGTCGCGATATGGAGCGCACCATGTGCCTGGCGGAGAGTGCCGATGACCTTAAAGGCTAAAGCGCTCGCTATGATCATCCTGCTGGTTCTGTTGCTACTAGCCACGTCAGTAGCATTCGCGTTCTATTACCGCGGCAATGCCATTGACTACAAGGCGCAGCGTGACACCGCGACCAGTAGCCTTAAGCAGGCAAATGACACCATTGCCGATATGCAGACGCGCCAGCGTGACGTGGCCGCACTCGATGAGAAATACACGAAGGAGTTAGCCGATGCTAAAGCCACTATCGATCAGCTGCATGATGATGTTGCTACTGGCAAGCGTCGGTTGCAGCTCAACGCAACCTGCCAGAGACACTCCGCCGCCGACACCCCCGGCCTGGATGATGCAGCCACCGCCCGACTTACTGACGCCGCTCAACGGGATTATTTCACCCTCAGAGAGCGAATCGAAGTCGCCGGAAAGCAAATAGCAGGGTTGCAGCAGTACATCAGTGAGCAGTGTATTAAGTGACTATTTAGAAGGATCAGAAACGGACTTTGAACTGTAGCTATATGAAATGGGCGTCATTTTGACAGTATTCTGCGCATTCTTGCTGCGGGTAATTGGCAAGTTACTTACCATATAAGCAAGGCAGTTCTTAATGACATGAAATACCAATGCCATATATTTGATCCCGATCGGCGTGCTTTTACTATGGAAGGCATAAGTTCTTTCTTCCCCTGAGTCGAGTAGCACCCATAGCTTATATTCTTTGTCCAATATTGATAGAGATGACTCTGGTTCAAACTTTTTGCATAAACTGGCGATCGCATTAATTTGGTTGGCATCAGGTCCTGAGTGGTCATACTTATGAGCATAATCATTTCTGATGTCGTTGAGCTTGTCTATGGCTCTAAAAGCATCGATAGGCATCCCAAGTTTTTGGCAGAGCTTAGCTTTAGCCCCAAAAGCCATGCCGAACTGAACTTCCTTTTTTGTATCAGTAGGCTTAGAAAAAAGCTTTGGATTCTGGACAGACCCACATATCCATGCCTCAAGAAACCTTTCTAAGGTGAGATGAGAAGCTAACACTGAGGCTAAGTTGTTATCTGTTTGAGCTATTCCAATAATTCGCTCTGCATCGTAAACCTCGCCAATAATTTCCATAACAATATCAATATTCATTGATGACTCCTTGAGAGAAAACTATGGCACTCACCGACAAACAAGAGATGTTCTGTCGCGAGTACCTCATCGATTTGAACGCCACGCAAGCGGCAATTCGGGCGGGGTACAGCGAAGGTTCATCGCGTAACCAAGCGCACCGCCTGATGACAAATGACGACATTTTGCAGCGTATCGCAGAATTGAATCACGATCGACTCAAGCGCACCAATATTGACGCTGACTACGTGCTAAGGCAGGCGGTCAAACTTCATGAACGCTGCATGCAGGAAGTCGAGCCGCTCACAGATCGTCGTGGCGAAGAGATTACTGACGAGCAGGGCCGGACGGTTTACGGCTTTGATGCCAAAGGCGCTGTAGCTTCTCTCAAGTTGATTGGCGATCACATCACGGTTCAGGCTTTCAAGCAGCAAACAGCTACCGAAATCACTGGTGCTGATGGTGCGCCGCTAAAAGTAGATGTCACCAGCATGACTCCGCAGGAAGCAGCTGAACACTACAAAAAGATGATGGGATAGAGGGCCACGCAGGCCCTTATTTTTAGTCTTCATCCTCAGAAACTATTACTAGTTGCCCAGCTTCGAAAGCTCCATCTTTTAAATCGGTTCCAACAAACCATTGGCAGATCCAGCCGCCTTTATACATGTTGTATCCTTTTATCGTCATGTTAGGTCCGCCTGATTTCAAACGCACTACATCACCAGTTTGCCATTGCTGTGACATAAAATTTCCTTATTGAATTGAGCGCAAAGTGCGCAGATGCAATATGCGATTATTTCTTTTTTTGGTCAAGATAGGTTTGTATGCCAATTCCATTCCCGTTTGACTTCAAGAAACCGGACTACGCTCAGGTTTTTGAGTGGAGAATGGAGAGGCTTCAGCGCATCCGCGCTCATCCTGAAATGTTACCTGCACTTAAAGCGTTCTATCGCGATAATCCAGCTCAGTTCATCATTGACTGGGGGATGACAACAGACCCGCGAAACCTCGATTACGGCTTACCTGTGACAATTCCATTTCTACTCTTCCCAAAGCAGGAGGAGTGGATTGACTGGATAATGGATCGCCGCCGTGGCATGGAAAACGGTATTACAGAAAAGAGTCGTGAGATGGGCCTTAGTTGGACATCAATTGGCCTCGCATGCTCTCTCTGCCTGTTCAATAAAGAAATGGTGATTGGCTTCGGCTCCCGTAAAGAAGAGTACGTAGACAGCACCGGCGACCCAAAGGCTCTGTTCTGGAAGGCGCGTAAGTTTGTCGAAACTCTGCCGGTTGAGTTCCGTGGAAACTGGAACGAGAAGAAACACGCCCCCTATATGCGCGTTGAGTTCCCCGACACAGGCGCTGTGCTGAAGGGTGAGGCAGGCGACAATATTGGCCGTGGTGACCGTACCACTCTCTATTTCGTGGATGAGGCGGCGTTCCTGCAACGACCTCTGCTCATTGATGCCGCACTATCTCAAACTACTCGCTGCCGTATTGACCTGTCATCCGTAAACGGGATGTCTAACCCATTTGCGCAGAAACGGCACGGCGGACGAATCCCAGTGTTCACATTTCACTGGCGAAGCGACCCGCGCAAAGATGATGCCTGGTATCAGAAAGAGTGCGCGAAAATCGACAACCCGGTTGTTGTGGCTCAGGAGTTGGACCTCAATTACTCCGCATCAGCTGAAGGCGTGCTCATCCCTAACGAGTGGGTACAGGCTGCCGTGGATGCTCACATTAAGCTGGGTATATCACCCACCGGCAAGCGCCTGGGGGCGATGGATGTCGCAGACGAAGGCAGAGATAAAAACGCCTTTGCACGCCGCTACGGATTTCTGCTTGAAGAGGTTGATGAGTGGTCTGGCGTTGGCAGTGACATCTACAGCTCAGTAGTGAAGGTCTTCGGCCTGTGCGATCACAACAACCTCGAAGAGTTCCGGTTTGATGAAGATGGCCTTGGTGCTGGTGTGCGTGGGGATGCAAAAGCCATCAACGAACTGCGCCAGCCAGAAGGAAGACCATATATCCTCGCAACTCCTTTCCGTGGGAGTGGCTCAGTATTTGAGCCTGAAGGCGAAGCCGTCAAAGGTGACAACGGGCAGCCATCACGACTAAACAAGGACTTCTTTGCCAACGCCAAAGCACAGAGTTGGTGGCACCTCCGCAAGTTATTCAGAAACACTTTCCGCGCTGTTAACGGGATGGAATTCAATCCTGATGAAATTATCTCGCTCAGCAGCGGCATCACCAATAAAGACAAACTGATTATCGAACTATCCCAGCCGACCTACTCAATCAACGGAGTGGGGAAAATCGTCGTGGACAAGCAGCCGGATGGCACCAGGTCACCTAACCTGGCTGACTCGGTGATGATCAGTTATGCACCTATGGAAACCACGCTCGATATCTGGGCGCAACTTGGGAAAGGCTGAATATGTCCGAAACAGAAAGCATGTCGCAGCCTGTACCAACGCGTGACAGCTATGAAAACTTCATTGCCCGCATGGGCGTCAACGAGTCGAATCAGTCTGGCGCTGGCACATACCGCAACAACTGGACCTCGCGCAACCGCCTGTTGATTGAGCAGGCCTACCGCACATCATGGCTGGTGGGCGCTGGCGTTGATGCTATCCCTGATGACATGACCCGCAAGGGCGTGACCATCACCTCTAAGCTTGAAGATGGCCGCAAGAAGCAACTCGACCACGCATGGGATGAGATGGGGCTGTGGGAGGCAATCAACGACACGCTGAAGTGGGCGCGGCTCTACGGTGGCGCTGTGGGCGTCATCCTCATTGACGGGCAGAACTACTCAACGCCACTAAGGATTGAGACCATTGCCAAAGACTCCTTTAAGGGCGTGATGGTGATGGACCGCTGGATGCTCAATGCTATGACGGAGCGCCGTGTGAGTGAGCTCGGGCCAGACTTCGGCATGCCGGAGTTCTACAAGGTTGTGACATCTGCTACCGGCATCCCGCCGTGGCGCATTCACCACTCCCGACTGATTCGCTTTGATGGGATTCCGCTTCCGTACCAGCAGCGACTAACCGAAAACGACTGGGGCATGTCTGTTATCGAACGCTGCTTCGATCGCCTTCTGGCTTTCGACTCCACGACCACTGGCGTTGCTCAACTGGTCTACAAGGCTCACCTGCGCACCTACAGCATTGATGGCCTGCGTAAGCTTCTGGCGATGGGCAAAGACAGCCCGATGTTCAAAGGTCTGATGTCCCATATGGACATGATCCGCGAATATCAGAGTAACGAAGGCATGACGATTATGGATGCGGCCGACAAGTTTGAGGCTCACACCTATTCGTATGCCGGTCTCAGCGATGTGCTGGCGCAGTTTGGTCAACAGGTTTCAGGTGCGTTTGGCATCCCTCTGGTGCGCCTGTTTGGGCAGTCTCCTGCCGGGTTCTCTACCGGTGACACAGACCTGGCTAACTATTACGACAACGTGTCTACCCAGCAGGAGCGCAAGTTACGCAGGCCTATCCGCAAGCTGTTTCAGGTTCTGCACATGAGCCTGTTTTCATCACCACTGCCTGATGACTTCACTTTCGAGTTTAACGAGCTGTGGCAGACGCCTGACAGTGAGCGAGCCGACACTGCAGCGAAGGTTGTGGCCGCAACCGTTCAGGCTGTTGACGCTGGGCTGATGACCGAGAAAGCCGGTGCCATGCATCTGCAGGAAACGGCACGCGTGACCGGCATCGGCTCAACCATCAGCGAAGAGGATATCGATAATGCCAGTGACCTCCCGCCGCCGAGCGAGAAAGACCTCGATAACTTCGAAGCCACCGAACCTGAAGCGCGCCGGGAGGCAACTGGGAACACAGCTACGAAAGATAGCGCAGACAGTCGGAGCGATAGTCGAGGGTTCTTACGATGGTTCAAATGACAGCGTAACGAACATCATGGACAGGCTGGATAGTTACGCCGACCTGATTGAGCCGTGGGCTGAAGCTGTATCAAATCGCCTAATCAGCACGCTGGAGATTGCAGACGATGCGATGTGGCGCGAGCGCTCCTATCAAATCTCTGTAGGCCTGCGTGACCTTATGGCAGGCAGCCAGGGGATGGTCACCCGCAGCATCATTCAGGAGCAGGTGAAGCTGTTTAAGTCCCTCCCGCTGGAAGCCGCCGACCGGGTCTACGACATTCACAATCAGGCGATTGAGGCTGTGGTAACCGGCAGGCGCTCCAGCACGCTGACGGATGAAATCATGCGCACCGGTGAAGTAACTGAGTCTCGGGCACGCACCATCGCCCGGACGGAGGTTGGCCGCGCATCTACCGCAATTACGCAGGCCCGCTCAACCGCTATCGGCTCGCGTGGCTACATCTGGCGAACATCAGAGGATAGCGACGTGCGCCACTCTCACGCAAAGATGAACGGCCAGTATGTTGACTGGGATACCCCGCCGACGCTGGATGGGATGACGGGGCATGCAGGCCAGTTTCCTAACTGCCGCTGCTATTGTGAGGTAGTTGTTCCTGAGCCAACATAAGTTATCATTCCCTAATTCTTGGTTTATAAGGGAGTGATTTTTATGGCAAAGATGAATGTGAAGAATGGATTCGAATATACTCATGAGCGCCATTATTTTGGTTCGTGGGTGATTTACTGGAAGTTTCGCCCACAAGGAGCATCGCATTGGAAGGACTTCAACATTCCATCCGGTAACGCGAAAAAAGCTGATATCGAGTTATTCTTGAATGATCCTGCCGCAGCGCTCAGATCTTATGAAGAATGGTTAGATAGGGTGGGGAATGTAGAGCTCGCCAGACAGAACCTCAACGATGCTGAGGCCAGATTAGCACGAGTAAATGAGCCAGATTGGGGCGGAAGAGGCAATAATCCAGATAAAGATTCTCGCAGAGCTCGTGATGCCAGAGAGGCAGTAGAAAGCGCCAGACGCGCGTTGGAATTTTCAGAAAAAATAAATTCAGGAAGCTGAATTTCCTCAAACACACAGGTCGCTTAAGCGGCCTTTTTTTTGCCTGATAAACAGGTGACGCAATGCAATATTTCTACACCACCCGCCTCGGCAACACTCGCTTTGAGATGGCCGATGGCTCACTTCTGTGCAAAGACGTCCCGATCGCGCGCATCGGCGCTCAGGTATACGACGAAAGCGAACTGCCCGGCATCGTTGGTGATGAGGATGGTGAGATTGTCGTAACCCGCGATGTTGACGAAGTGTTCCGGCCTGAAACGCTGGCCTCATTCGAAGGTATGGCATTCACGCTGGGCCACCCCAAAGACATGGTTAACCCCGGCAACTGGAGGGACCACGCTCATGGCCATATTCAGAACGTCCGGCGCGGCACTGGTGACCAGTCAGATTTAATGCTGGGAGACATCCACATCAAAACTGCTGAAGGCATTCAGAAGGTGATGGATGGTCAGGACCAGATATCAATGGGCTATGACGCTGAGTATGAGCAGCAAGCCCCCGGAAAAGCCCGGCAACACACGATTATCGGTAACCACTGTGCGAGCGTACCCAACGGTCGCGCAGGCATTCGCTGTTCAATTGGAGATAGCACATTCATGACTACCAAAAATCAGGGCTGGTTTAGCCAGCTGAAGCGGGCCATTAAAACCAAGGATGCCGATAGCCTGGCTGATTTGGTGGACAATGCGCCATCAGAACTGGTCGAGCCAAGCCTTGATTTGGCGCGGGCAGTAAACATCACCATCAACCCAGCACAGCCATTGCCACCAGAGCGTGAGCTTGGCGGCCTGACTACTGATGAAGAAGGTGGTGAAGGCGGTGGTGCCATGAGTATTGGCGAGCTGGAGAAGAAAGTTGATGCGCTGGCGGTTCTGGTGCAGCAGCTGATTAACCCGGCGTCGACCTCTACCACTGACTCCGATCCGGATGAAGAGGACGAGAAGAAAAAAGCCACCACCGATGCTGCTTACCATCAGGGTGTCGTTGCTCGCGCTGAGCTGATTATGCCAGGCGTTAAGCTGCCTGAAGGCGGCAAACTGGCGGCCTTCAAGCGCGCCACCATGGACGCAGCATTCAGAACGCCAGAAGGTCAGGCTCTGCTTGCTCCGCTGGTTGGTGCAACACCTGACTTCAGCAAGATGCCAAAAGCGACACTGGATGCCGTGTTCGTGTCTGCGAGTGAAATCGCCAAGTCGCGCAACGCTGTGCCGGTCACCACCTCTCGCGCCGCTTTCTACGACTCATCCAACAAAAACTCACCGGCTGCTCTCAACAAAGCCTTCGCCGCTCACTGGAAAAAATAAGGGATAAACCCATGGTTGCATATTTGTACCGGATGCCAGTAGGCATCGCCGGGGCTATTTCACGCCCTCAGGACCTGACCACCGAGCCGGTGATCATCGACTCATCTAACGCTTTCGCTGCTTATGGCCTGGCTGGCAAAGACAGCGCCGATGGAAAGTTCATCCCGCTGGTCGCATCTGATGCCGCTACCGTGATTACCGGTCTGTACGTTCGCCCATACCCGACCACTTCGACACCAGACATGGTACGTCAGGTTGGCACCGGCAAGAACTTCACCGGCGACGTGATGAAGCGCGGCTACATGACCGTGAACATCGGTAGTACCGCAGTGAATCTGGTTAAAGGCGCGCCGGTCTACGTGCGTAACGCTAACCCGACCAATGCTAGCCCGTTGGGCGCAATTCTGGGCGCGGCTGTCACTGACGAAACTGTCGTGCTGCCTAACGCCTCCTTCACCGGTGCAGGCGATGCCGCTGGCAACGCTGAAGTCGCTTACAACATCTAAGGGAACCGCTAAATATGTTTACTTTTGACCAAGCCACCGTTGACGGTTCTGGCGCTTTCCTGGTTGGCGAGCTTGAGCGTCTTGACCAGAACCTGAACATGCCGTTGGTGGGATACACCTGGTCGCGCGATATTGAGCTGCGCGAAGATGTGTCCATCGCTGATGACATCAGTTCTTTCACCAACTCTCAGTTTGCGGCGGCGGGTACACCTAACCCGGCTGGCAAGAACTGGATCGGCAAAGACTCCACTGCTATCGCAGGCGTTAACGTCGACATCTCCAAAACCGGATTCCCGCTGACCCTGTGGGGCATGGAGCTGGGCTGGACTGTTGTTGAGCTGGCTGCCGCCGCTAAAGTAGGCCGCCCGCTGGATACCCAGAAGTTCGACGGCATGCAGCTGAAGTGGAACATGGACACCGATGAGCAGGTTTATCGCGGTGACAGTCAGTTAGGCGTTAAAGGCCTGACCAACTACACCGGTGCCGCGGTGACCAACGCGCCGAAGACATGGGCAGCTTCAACCGCCGATGAAATCCGCACCTCGATCAACCTGCTGTTGTCGAATGCCTGGGCTGCTACCGGTTACACGATTGTTCCGCGAGACCTGCTGCTGCCGCCTGAGCAGTTTGCGCTGCTGTCCAGCATCATCGTCTCATCTGCCGGTAACCAGTCGCTGCTGACCTACCTGCAGAACAACACCATCGCATTCCATCAGAACGGCACCCCGCTGAATATCCGTGCGGTGAAGTGGCTGAAAGGCGCTGGCGTTGGCGGTACCGACCGCATGATGGCTTACACCAACGATAAGAAGTTTGTTCGCTTCCCGATGGTTCCGCTGCAGAACATCCCCGTTCAGTATCGCGGCATTTACCAGCTGACCACCTACTACGGCAAGCTGGGCGCTGTTGAATCTCCGTACCCGGAAACCATCGCGTATATGGATGGCATCTAACCTATCCGCCCCGAAAGGGGCATTAAGGAGAATGTAATGGCTAAGAAGACCATTCGTGTGCACACCCCGTTTAAGTTCAATAGCGAAGACGGTACGGCTCAGGAGTTCAGCGTTGGCGATCACAGTGTTGACGACAAAGTTGCTGAGCACTGGTTTGTTGCTGCGCACTCTGAAGTTACCGGCAAAGTAAAAGCGCCGGCTGATACCAAAGAGTTTCAGGCGCAGATCGACAGCCTGAGCACGCAACTGGAAGACAAAGATAAATCCATTGGCGACCTTCAACTGTCGGTTACAGAGAAGGATGAAATCATTGCTGACCTGACCGCGCAACTGGAAGCACTGCAGCAGCCAGATCCCGGCCCGACAGTGGAAGATAATGACAATGGCAAGAAACAGAAATCTTCCAACAGTAAGTGATTTACGCCGCGACTTCCCGCAGTTCTCTGACATCACTAAATATCCCGACGCAGTAATCCAGTTCCGGCTTAACCTCGCCGACTTGCTCATTGATGGCTCCACTATGGGGGACATGTTCCCCTATCTGGTGGAGCTGTTCGTTGCGCATTACATGGTGCTGAATGCAGCTGATACTGCAGCCGGGGTGCTCGGTGGAGCCGGAGGCGCTACGAGTGGCGTCGTGGCTTCTAAGTCAGTAGATAAGGTCAGCGTGAGCTATGACAACAGCTCAACACTGAACGCGGACGCAGGCTTCTGGAACTTCTCACGCTACGGTGCGGAATTCTGGCAGATGCTGCAGTACTTCGGGTATGGCGGGATTCAGCTATGAAATCAGGGCTGACGGTTCGAGTTGACAAAGCGCAAAGCATTCTAGACGCCCTTAAAACCCTCGCGAATAAGGATGTTCTGGTGGGCATCCCTGAGAGCAAGGATGAACGTCAGGGCGAGGGTGAAGGTGAGTTTGGTAATGCTGGAATCGGGTATATCAATGAAAACGGATCGCCCAAGCAAAACATTCCGGCTCGTCCGCATTTGAAGCCAGGTGTCAGGTCCGTTGAGCAGGATTATCTGCCTCACCTGAAAGCTGCTGCTCAGAAGGCATTAGACGGAAATGCAGAGGGCGCGGTGACATCACTCGATCGTGCCGGGACTGTTGCCGCTAATGGCGTGAAGCGATACATCACTATCACCGGATTCTTCGCTCTATCTGATGTCACGCTGGCTCAGCGGCGCAAGCGCGGGCGTACCGGCAACAAACCGCTCATCGACACGGGCGAGTATCGCCGCTCAATCACGCACCTTGTGAGGGATAAAGATGCCGACTCTTGATGTCAGTGACGTTCTGCTATCGCCTGAATTCCTCGATACAACACTCACCGTGAAGCGCAATGCCCAGACTGTTGATGCAGACGGCTTTCCCAGCAACGCACCAACTGTGACGCCATTTGGTGGCGTGGTGACGGTTGACCGCTCACTGGAAGCCCGGCGCATGCAGGCCGGTCAGGTCATTAACGGAGCAATACTGATTGTGACCGTTTTCCGCCTGACCAGCGGCAACACCGGTATCGATGCGGACATTGTCACCTATCGCGGGCGCGAGTATCGCGTCACCTTCGTAGACCCTTACACAGCTTACGGTGCTGGCTTCGTCCAGGCTCACTGTGAGCTATTGCCATTCGACGGAGGCCCCGGTGAGTAATGACAGCACGGCAGCCGGTTACCTGACACCTGTCAGCGCGCCGCAGGCCTACGATGAGGCGCTTGAGCGAGAACTAAGCCAGTGGGCAAGAGCGTTATCCGGATTAGCACCAGGCATGGTCAGGCCGCGCTGGACAGCTACACAGGCTGCTCTTCCTGCTGCTGACGTGAACTGGTGCGGCTTTGGCATCATCGGCTTTACGGCTGATAACGCCCCGGCGTTCGTCCGGCAGACTGATGATGGCAATCAGCTCTGGCGGCATGAAGTGATCGAAACGCTCGCATCCTTTTACGGCCCTCAAAGCCAGTCGATCGCCACCCTGTTTCGCGATGGCCTGACGGTTGAGCAGAACAATGAAACTCTGAAAACAAACGAGCTCTCACTTGCTGATTACAGTGAACTGACAGCCTTCCCCGAACTCATCAATAACCAGTGGGTGCGCCGGTACGACATCACTGTGCGCCTGCGCCGCAAAGTTATCCGCGATTACGGCATCAAATCTCTGGTCGACGCGCCAGTAACATTCTTTGGAGATTAACCTATGGCACAGGGCTTACCTGTATCCAACGTTGTGAACGTTGACGTGATCATGTCCCCCACTGCGGCGACGGGTCGTAATTTCGGTTCGCTACTCATTCTCGGCACATCCACTGTTATTCCGGTATCAGAACGCATCCGGCTTTATACCAGCTCAGAGGACATCGGCGTTGATTTCGGCGAAGACAGTCCGGAGTACGAAGCAGCGCTGATTTACTTTTCACAGTCACCACGGCCTGCTCAGGTCTACGTCGGCCGATGGGCAAAAACGCTGGCAACCAGCGAGACAGGTAGCGCTGAAACTCTGGCGCAGGCAATCACTGCGGTACTGCAGTTTACCAACTGGTATGGCCTTGGTATTGCTGACGAAGACGAGCTGACGCCTGCAGAGATTACGGCGACTGCAGCAGCAATTCAGGCATCAAGCCTGAGCCGCGTGTTTGCTGTTACGTCCTCTGATTCAGGCATCATCGACTCTGCGACCACTTCGGATGTCGCCTCTACTCTCAAAGCGGCCGGGTACAGCCGTACCTTTGTGCAGTACTCAACGAAGAGTAAGTACGCGGCGCTGTCGGCGTTCGGGCGTGCCTTTACTGTCAATTTCACCGGCAACAACACCACGATCACCCTTAAGTTCAAAACTGAACCGGGTATGACGTATGAAACTCTGACCAGCTCCCAGGCTGCCGCGGTAGATGCGAAGAATGCAAACGTCTACGTGTATTACGCGAACGACACGGCAATCCTGCAGCAGGGAGTGATGTCCAATGGTGATTTCTTCGATGAGCGCCATGGCCTGGACTGGCTGCAGAACTTCGTGCAGACCAACGTGTTTAACGCGTTGTACACCTCAACCAGCAAAATCCCTCAGACCGAAGCAGGTATCACGCGCCTTCTCACTAACGTTGAGATGTCGCTGGACCAGGCTGTTTCGAATGGTCTGGTTGCGCCGGGCGTATGGAATGGCGGTGACATCGGCCAGATTACTGCGGGCGACACTCTGACCAAGGG